GAATTAAGACTGAGGTAAACACTCGTAAAAATGATAAGCATATTCAGAACTTAAAAAGTAAAAGGGAAAAGTTAATTAAGAAACATTTTAAATATAATAATAAATTAAATCAAATTTTAAAAACAAAGTAAATGGAAAATTATTTCGAACAACTCGCTACAATTAGCGTAAAAGACAAAATCGAGAAAAAAGGTAATTTTAATTATTTGTCGTGGGCAAATGCTTGGGCTATGATAAAGATGAAATATCCAAACGCCCAGCGCGTAGTCTATGAGTCGGAACATACCGGTTTAAACTTTTTTTCAGACGGAACAACTGCTTATGTAAAGGTAGGTGTAATAGTTAATGATATTGAACACATAGATTATTTACCTATTATGGACTACAGAAATAAAAGCATAACGCTGGACAAAATTACTTCTATGGATGTTAATACTGCCATACAGAGATCTACTGCTAAAGCAGTTGCTATGCATGGGCTTGGTCTGTCATTATGGGTAGGAGAAGATATAGTCCAGGCGACAACTCCTCAAGCAGTGGTAAAGAAGCCAAAGACTTCAACTAAATTTACATTAGATATAGGGGATGATAATTGGGATAAGGTTTTAACTTATGTAGCTAAAAATAAAAATTTAGGTTTAGCGGCAATAGTGAAAAATTTATCTACTAAATATAAAGTAACAAAGAAAGTTGAGAATGCATTAAAAGGTAAGATAAATGAGTAAAGATATTTTAGAAAAATTAAAAGATGATTCTAATTATTACGGAGAGTTCGGAAAACAATACTTATCAAACTCCGATATAATTGACTTACTTAAAGACCCATCATCATTTAGAAAACCAAAAGAGCAGACCAAAGCTATGCTTGAAGGTAGATACTTTCACACTAAAATACTTGAGCCAAATAAGTTGGATGAATTTAAAGTATTAGACGTATCATCCAGAACAACTAAAGCGTTTAAGGAATTAGACGATGATATAAAGCCAAATGTTTTACTGTCAAAAGAAATGCAACACCTGGAGTTTTTAACAGATAAAATGACATCAAATATGACTTTATTTGATCTAATTTATGCTGAAGGTAATGAGTATGAAGTTCCTGGACTTGCTACAATAATGAATGAGCAGTGGAAAGGTAAAGCTGATATTATCAATCATAATAGTTTTGAATTAGATATGGGTGGAGAGGTTAGGTATTTTGAAGATGGAGCAATAATTGACATCAAGACAAGTTCTGATATTGATAAATTTTTATATAGCGCTAAGTCATATAATTACGATTCACAAGCGTACATTTATCAACGTATGTTTAATAAACCACTATTTTTTATAGTAATAGATAAACGCAATGGCAGATTAAAAATAGCAGACTGCTCTCCAGCTTTCATTGAGTCTGGAAGAGAAAAGGTTGAAAAAGCTATTGAGGTTTATCATAAATTTTTTAGCGATGAAAAAACTGAAGATATTGATAACTACATTTTTAGAGAAACACTTTAAAATAAGAGTAGAATCAAATGTATTGTGGATGGAAGTTCCAACCATTTGCAGTACAAGACGAGATAAAGATGATATCATTATGTCGGCTATAGAACATTTGGAGCAAACTATTAAAATAAAGTAAAATGAGTAATTACGAAACAAAACCTGGTAGCTTTTCTCTTTTTAAAAATGACAAGAGAAACGATCAAAACAATCAACCACATTACAATGGTAATGGTAAGGATTTAAATGGAAATGAATTTCAAGTTTCTGCTTGGGTAACTACAAGTAAAAATGGAGTTCAGTATTTTTCATGCAAAATGCAAGAACCTTACAAAAGAGAAGAGAGTGCTAACACTCCTCAACCGGTTGCTAATAATAGCAACAATGAAGGCGATGGCCTTCCGTTTTAACCACACAACCAAGTTATTGATAGGGAGCATACGCTCCCTTTCTTTAGCTTTTTTTTGTGTCAAATGACGAAATATATCCTATATTAGTCAATACATTAAACAAAACAAAACAAAACTTAATTTTACCTATATATTTATATATTATTGACATTTTCGACATAATTATATATAAATAACTATTAATCAGTAAGTTAAGTAAATTCAAATCAACATTAAATTAACACTAATGGACATTACAATATTCCAGGATATTAAAAAAACATCCCAGCCGTTTTACAGAAATGTAAATTTAGTCTTAAAGCGCATACAAGACGGCGCATCAAAAGAAATAGTAAAAAAAATTAGAGCTGAAAAAGATAAAAGCAATAGAAACATATTAAAACAAAAACTACCAGCCATTTGCTTTAGTGGTCAATTCACAAAGCGAAGTGACAAAGCTATAAAAGAGCATAGTGGTTTAATTTGTTTAGATTTTGATGGATATAAAAGCAACAGAGATATGTTGCAAGAAAAAGAAAAGCTATCAAAAGACAAGTATGTTTATTCTGTATTTATATCTCCCAGCGGAAATGGATTAAAAGTATTAGTAAAAATACCTCCATCAACTGAAGACCATAAAAGTTATTTTTTAAGTCTTCAGACGTATTTTAATAGCGAGTATTTCGATAAAACCTGTAAAAATGTATCAAGGGTTTGTTACGAGTCTTATGATCCATTAATTTATATAAACGCTCAGTCAAGTCTATGGGATAAAATAGAGGAGCAAGAGTACACAGAGGTAAGCAAACATTCTGATATACCTACAATACCAGTAACAGACGAAAACAAAATAGTAGATATATTAGTTAAATGGTGGGCTAAGAAGTATCCAATGCTTGAAGGTGAGAGAAACAACAACGCTTACATATTAGCTTCAGCATTTAATGATTTTGGCGTAAGTCAATCTTTAGCTGAATATGTTTTAAACAACTACCAAACAAAGAGTTTCAACCAAACAGAAATTAAACGAACTATACAATCTGCATACGCGCAAAGGCAAAATTTTGGAACTAAGTATTATGAAGACACAGACCGAGTAAACAATGTTCGGATGAAGCTAAAACGCGGTGTGCCAAAAAAAGAAATTAGATCTCAATTAGTTGAGTCGGATATTGAGGTCAGTACAGTTGATAATGTTTTGACTCGTCTTGATGAGGAAAACGCTAACAATCAGTTTTGGACAAAAAATGACAAAGGCGTAATAAAAATTGTACATATTTTATTCAAGCAGTTTCTTGAAGAAAATGGATTTTACAAATTTAATCCAGAGGGTAGTAAAAATTATGTGTTTGTAAAAGTGACAAACAATTTAATTGACCATACTTCAGAAAAAGAAATCAAAGATTTTATATTAAACTATTTGTTAGAAATAGACGATTTAAGCGTGTATAATTATTTTGCCGAACACACGCGATACTTTAGAGAAGAGTTCCTTACGTTATTATCTTCTATTGCAGTTTACTTTATAGAGGACACAAAGAGCAGTGCGTATTTGTATTATAAAAATTGCGCAGTAAAGGTTACTCACGACGAAGTAATAAAGATAGACTACTTAGACTTAGGTGGATATGTATGGAAAGACCACGTTATAGATAGAACGTTTTCAACTTGTGATGGAGGGGATTGTGATTACAAACAATTTGTTTCAAATATTTGTGGTAAAAACACGAGTAGAACAAATTCCATGCGTTCTACTATTGGGTATTTATTACACGCTTGGAAAAACCTATCCTATTGTCCAGCCACGATATTAAATGACGAGGTTATATCAGACAATCCGGAGGGTGGAACAGGTAAGGGTTTGTTTATGAATGCATTATCTCATATGAAAAAGCTGGTGGTAATTGACGGAAAGTCTTTTAATTTTGAAAAAAGTTTTGCATATCAATTAGTAAGCGCTGACACTCAAATATTATGTTTTGATGATGTAAAAAAACATTTTGACTTTGAAAGATTATTCAGCGTTGTAACTGAAGGATTAACTTTGGAGAAAAAAAATAAAGATGCGATTAAAATTCCATTTAGTAAATCTCCAAAAGTAGCCATCACTACCAACTACGCTATCAAAGGAAAAGGATCTTCTTTTGAAAGAAGAAAATGGGAGTTAGAGCTAACTCAGTATTACACTAAAGAGTTTACACCATTAAAAGAATTTGGTAAGTTGATGTTTGGAGAATGGGATGATGATGAGTGGTGTAGATTTGATAATTATATGATTGAATGTCTTCAAATGTATATGAAGTTCGGTTTGATAAAAAGTGAATTTGTAAATTTAAGAATAAGACAATTATCTGCTGAAACTTGCCACGAATTTTTAGAGTGGAGTGGTTTGATTGGTGATGGTGGACAAAACGAAAAACTCAAGCCAGGTGGTAAGATTTATAAAAACGATTTATATTTAGATTTTTGTGATGATAATCCGGACTTTGCGCCAAAGTCAAAGTTTACTGTATCAAGAACTCGTTATTATAAATGGCTAACAGCTTATTCAATATACAAATACAACTGCAATCCAGAGGAGGGGAGAGATGCTGGTGGCAGATGGGTAAGGTTTAGAAATAAACACGAGCTTGAAGTTAACGGCTCATTAGATTTTTAATGGAATTTAGACCATATCAAAAGGAGATAATAAATAAAGCGCTGCCTTTATTAAAAAAAGATAAATTTGTTTATCTTGCGATGGAGGTTAGAACTGGCAAGACGCTTACGAGCTTGGGTGTGAGTATGCTTCTGCCAGTGAAAAACCTTTTATTTATCACAAAGAAAAAAGCTATCAGCAGTGTTGAGAACGACTACCAGCTTTTAAACCCATCATACGATATAGAGGTAATAAACTACGAGTCCCTTCATAAAGTAAAATCAACTGGATGGGACATGGTTGTTTGTGACGAAGCACATGGGATGGGAGCTTTCCCAAAGCGAAACAAAAGATCCAAAATGGTTAAGTCGCTTATATCAGAAAACAATCCTTACGTTATTTTTTTGTCTGGAACTCCAACACCAGAGTCTTATTGGCAAATGTATCACCAGGTGTCAGTTATTAAGTCTAATCCTTTCAAGGAGTATGTAAACTTTTATAAGTTTTCTAAACAATATGTGAAAGTTGTGCAAAGAAAAATCAATTCTCTTTACATAAACGATTACAGTAATGGTCTTGATACAATTATTGACAAAATGAAACCTCACACAATATCGTATACTCAGAAAGAGGCTGGATTCAAAGTAAAAACCACTGAGCATATATTAGAGGTAGATTTAGACCCTAAGACCATACGCATGATTAAAAAATTAAAAAAAGATAGACTACTGGATGGCTCGGTTGAGGTGGTTTTAGCCGACACTCCAGTAAAGATGATGTCAAAAATACACCAATTATGCTCTGGAACTGTAAAGTTTGAGTCTGGTAAATCAATGGTGGTTGATACTAGTAAAGCTAAGTTTATACGAAAGCAGTTTTTTGATATAAAGATAGGTATCTTTTATAAATTTAAAGAAGAGCTAAAAGCCCTCAAAGAAGTATTTGGTGATGACTTATGTACAGATCTTAACGAATTTAACAACACCAATAAAAGCATAGCCCTTCAGATAGTTAGTGGACGAGAAGGCATATCTTTAAGAAGTGCTAAAGCTCTTGTGTATTATAACATAGATTTTTCAGCTACGTCTTATTGGCAGAGTAGAGATAGGATGACAACAAAAGACCGGTTAGAATCTGATGTTTATTGGATATTCTCAAAAGGTGGTATAGAAAAGGAGATATACAAGGCGGTTAGTAAAAAGAAAGATTATACCCTAAGACATTTTAAAAGAGATTTATTAACTTTATAATTAATTAAATGATAGTTGAATTAGATAACCTAGAGGTAGAGCTATGTGAGTACATAGGAAAACTAAGATCAAAAATAGCAAGGTCAAACAATGTGATTGATGCTAAAATAGGAAAACACAGTGGAGAGCAAGGTGATATCCAAGGATTTAAAGCTGAGTACGCTTTCGCTAAAGCTAATAATTTATTTCCAGATTTTGGCTTATCACCAAGAAGTGGTAGCGCTGATGGGGTAACGCGAAACAACAATCGGTATGATATAAAATCTACTCACTATAAAACTGGAAACCTACTATCTACATTAAAAGTAAATCAAGATATAGACATCTATGTTTTGGCTTATGTAAACCAAAATATTGTGGAGTTTGTGGGCTGGGCTACCAAAGATGAGTTAATAAAAGAAGAAAACATAAAAAATTTAGGCCATGGAGATGGTTATTTTTTAAGCAGAGATAAACTAAATAAAATATGACTGAACAACAAATACAAAACAAAAGAATAAAAGAGTTAGAGTCAGAGGGTTACTATGTTATAAAGTTAAAACTAACAAATAAAAATGGGATACCAGATTTAATAGCACTTCCAAAAAATTGCGATGTATTGTTTTCAGAAATAAAAAAACCCAAAGGCAAACTATCAGAGTTACAAAAATATAGATTAAAAGAATTAAAAGAGTATGGATTTCAAACCGAAGTATATAAAGGATAATGGTTATGATGTGAGTGATGAATACTTACAAGCTTTAGATGAAATGGATTTTGAGTTGTCCCTTGTAATATCAAAACACATAGACGACAACGTAATAGATATAGAACCCACTAGTGATATTAGTGAGATTCGAGGAGGTATTGTACACCACGAAGGGGTGGCTTATCCGTATGCATTAGAGATGATAAAAATAAGAGGATCATTTTTAATACTCACAGACATTTGTTTAATCGATTTAAATGAGTATCTTGATTTAATAAATTTAAATTTACACATAAAGCCATATGAACCTAGCAGTAAAAAGTCTGATATCTTTATCGACAGAAATGACCGGACTAAATCCACTGAGCAAGACTCGAAAAAGGGAGTATATAGAGCTTAGGGCAATTCTTTACACATTACTTAGGGATAATCTCTACATGACTTATCCACAAATTGCACAAGTTTTCAACAAGAACCACGCAACTATAATACATGGTCAAAAAGAATATCCATATATGGTTAGATACAACCCTCAGATGGCTAATTTAAAGCAAAAAATAGAGCTTTACTGGCTATCAAAAGAAGATTATTCAGAAGAAAAAGAGCGCAATTTAAAAATTAAGCACTTGCAAGAACAAAATTTTTTGTTAAATTTGGAGATAACAGAACTTAAAAATAAGTTAAAGTTAATTGATAATGGGTATATAT